CTTGGGGGTTCCCCGAAACGAATTGAGTATCGTAATACTCATTTCGGTTCGGTTGCTAACTATAAGTTAACGGTTGTACACTCGCGTTATACGTGTTATTGTATGACGAGGAGGAACTATGACAATTGCTTATCTAGCACCTTTTGAAGTTTCCTATAGCCCCATAAACGGGGCTAAAGGAGATGGAGGCCAGTTGTGGATGTCTATGCATCGGCGTAATTTCACTAAGATTATTCCTGCTTTAACGCATGATAATATCTTTAGTGGTTTTGCCCTCAGCGCTCACGAAACAACTGACCCGCTTGCGGATGGTGACATCACGCCGGCTCGCATGGCCTTTAAAAGCCCCCCGGTTAATAATCAACCTTTTTGGGTTAATCGAGGGCATAACCATGCTATCCTGTTATCCAACTTTTCTGCCTATACTGCCACAGTTACACCTGTCGTTAACCCTGTACTATCACTCTCTCGAGTGAATCAAAGTACCGGACGCGGCTGGTATACTATGGATATGTCTGGCAAAAAAGTCCGTTCACCCGCAGCTCTTGGGGGTAAACCGGGATTTGATATATTTATCAACTACCGTTTGCAGTATGTTAAATCATTAACTGCTTCCGGTGGTGGGTCCGTATCACAGGAATTCGTTTCGGAATTAGTTAAAGCAGTTAATCCCCTCTGTGGGGAATTTAACATTGGCATGATTACCTCGACACTCGCAGAAGCGAATCAAGGCACTTATGACTTGTTAACTGAATTAGCTGAGCTTCCAGAAACTTTGCGTTGGGTGTACGGTCTTCTTGATCAAGCACGTAGCGCGACTTCGTCTGCAGTGGCAAAAGAAATTGAGTGTAAAAAGCTGTTTAAAAAGAAATTATTAACAGCTGTTCAGCTTGCTGATGCTCTCGCCTCTGTGTGGATGCAATATCGATATGCTATTTCGCCTATCGTGTATTCACTCCAAGACATAGAAAAGACTCTCGGTCAGTACAACCGTGTGTTCAAAACCTCAAGAGGTTTTGAGCGCGAAGACGTAGACTTCGACGACCACATACATGATTTTTCATGGCGCGGTCTCTCTATCGATTCATACGTAGGGACGCACAATCATCGTATCTTCCTTAAACGGAATTATGACCCTGTGACGCTCCTCGACGGTTTCCTAAAGAATATCACGTTGAATCCGATTACTACTGGATGGGAACTTGTTCCCCTCTCTTTTGTAGCTGATTGGTTCGTGAATATAGGAGACGTGTTGGCAGCTTATACGGGGCCGACACTTCACATCGGTGAAGGTTGCACGTACAGTATTAAAAGGGACCTTAAGTTTCAACTTAAGCAATCTGATCCGCTCTATGACGTTGAGATCACATCTTACGTTCGTAGAATTATCGATCCTTCATCCCTTGCGGGATTCACTTTCGAATTCGACTTATCGTGGAAACGCCAACTTGATGCTTTAGCACTAGCTTGGAATGTCTCACGTGACAGTTGGACTAACCTTCTATTAAAAAGGAAGACCTAAATGTCTAAACGTACTCTCCGTTTAACTGCATACACCCCTGGTTCAGTCCAATATGCAGACCCAGATGATATCCGCAACACTTTCCGTGTTAAGGGTTCATTGACCCCCAAAGCTGTCGGTTCAGCTACTGTTCAGAATCACCGTGGTGAATTCATCATGAATGAAACTGTACCAGTGAAAATTACCGATTGTTCAACTCCTCCTGTAACGGTTTGCGCGGGTAACGAGATCATTTCTGCTCGTATCGCACTTTCTGGATCTGTTGGGAATAGTGGTGCCTTGAAGGCGCTGTTAAAGAATGCTTATGACAATGCCATTGTGGCTATTGATTCTGGCTTCCTTAACGGCTTTCAGCCTCCTTTGGACACTACGTACGAAATCGGCGCTGAATAAGCCCCTTTTCTCTCTCAACTAAACCTATCCAGGAAGTTAGCTAATGATTAATCAAATCAACGGCGTTTTAGAGCAATTTAAAAATGAAATCACTCGTTTTTACCCTGATGATTTTGGTAGCACTATGTTACATCTTGACGCTGACTCTCAAGTCGGAACCACGATTAAACATCGTATATCCTCCAAGTTCATCAATCCTATCAACGCAGTCTCAGAAAGAGAATTGAATGAGAAGTGTTTCTCCAATTGGATCCAGTTTGACGAAGGTCTTACTAGTTCCCCACATCTGTGGAAGGAAAAGTACATTCTTTACAATGCTCGAGTTCGACTCCACGATTGGTTAAGTTCTTTTCGTCTGGATCTCAGCAACATCGAGATTACTCCAGGCGAGACGTATCTTACCGCTCATGGAAAGACCTCAATAGTTGAAAAATTGTCCAGTAAAAAACATTGGACAATCACTATTGAATGCGTCGATGATTTCGCACGCCTTTGTTACAACAACCTTTGGTTGAAACGTGTTGCCCGTTCTTTTTTTGAAAGAAGGACCCACGAAGGTGAAGAGCGCCTGTTCCGTAGATTCTCTGAATCTAAAGACGCAGGCTTCCAAACCTTCCGTTATAAATTATTAACGGACGTTCTAACTATCGTACGCGGCAGCCGTAGTTCAACAGTTCCTAAGAACTGTACGGCTGTTCGTTTTATTAATGTAGAACCACTCTGTAATGTTATCTTACAGCGTTGCCTCGCTTTAAGCCTCCGTAGTGTTCTTGAACACCTTGGAAATAGCTTAGAAACAGGTCAGGCTGACCATAAGAGAATTATTGCAGACTCCCGCTATAGTACCATTGATTTTTCCAACGCTAGTGATAGCGTGGTAAATTCTTTGATAGATTTCTTCTTTCCTGCTAAGGTCAGTAGAAAATTAGCGCAGTATCGCAGTCCTATGGTCTTGATCAACGGTGCTTTTCATGTACCTAATAAATTAAGTTCCATGGGTAACGGGTTTACATTTGAAGTAATGACCATTTTGTTGTTGGCCATTGCTCGTACACTCGACGATACAGCTCGCGTCTATGGGGATGATGTTATTATACATTCCCTTGTCGCGGAGCAATTCGTGAGGTCTTGTAACGATATCTGTTTCAAGATTAACCCTAAAAAGACCTTTATTCACAGTAAATTTCGTGAATCTTGTGGTGCTTTTTATCACGATGATGTTGGATACATCACCTCGTTTGACTTCAAGTGGTGTGAAACTATTAGCGACTGCATAATCAGCTGTAATAAGCTTCTTGCAATTGCTAAAGAGAACACCAACTGTCATGTCAAAGGCATGGCTTTGAAAGCATATCGAGCTTGTTTGTTTGTTGAGGGCCTTTCTATGTATCACGGCCCGGACTTATCTGATCTTCGTGACCAGTTAGGTCTTGACAAATTTATTTTTGCTCAACCACAAACCTTCGAAAGAAGCATTAATAAGGTTCTCAAGAG